GCGGTGGACCTGCAGGCATTCCAAGGAAACCGATCGGCTGTCGGTATTCGTTTCGGATCCAGATTCGGCATCCTCCCGGCGGGCAGGACTGGTAACACTGCTGCAGACATTCGCGGATCTTTACCACTCCGGTGTATCGTGTTTTCAGTCGCTGCTCAGCGTGATCAGATCGAAATGTTGTCTGCTGGTACGGTGTGTCATAGCCAGAGATCACCCCGACCACGACGTTTTCGCCGATCACGACGGGAGCGCCTGAATCTCCCGGAATCGGATGTAAACCCCTCTCGCCCGAAACGTAGCCAGTCTCGAGCACACCTGTAAAACTGCTGGGGGTCCGCCCGAAGTACTCTGGACCAAATCCGGGGATTCTTACTGGTTGGCCCGGTTGTTCTGCAGCTCCAACAACCATTGGCTCAACCAAAACAGGAGCTTCGAAGCTCGCAACATCTGCCGATGGATGCTGATTGATCCGCTGGCCGATGCACCATTTGCCATGGACCTTGATTCTGATTCGGGTGGCCCCGCGGAGATTGTGCTTTGCAGTCATGTAGACGCCTTGCCCGTCGTTGGTTTCGCCGATGCAAAACGCGGTGGCTTTCCCAGGTTCATCGCCGTCAACGTCAAGCCGCACAACCTGTGCAGAGCATTCACTTCCACAGCATCCAATCAGCAGCATCAACAGGCACATCGCACGCCAAGTCATCGCAATTCCTCCGGCTTTTCTGTAGTCGCGTGGCCAGCCTCAACCTGCTGAACGCTCAATGATTTTTCAGGATGATCAACCAACCAAACATGGCCCAAAACGCGGCCCATCGTCATCGATTTGGCCACGTCCCCATCATCCGACAGCGGCACCGACACGATCACCTCCCTTCCATTTGCCAAAGAGATAAGGTTCTGCTTTGCGGCCTGCCCTTTCGCCTTCTCGGATTTGCGTCGAGACTCTGGCAATCGTGGATCCTGCTTCGACTCAGGACACCAGCAATGGAGCATTCGAACGCGCACAACGCGACGGATCTCGACCTCAAGAGTGTCGCCGTCGATCACTCGCAACACTTTGGCTCGTGTTGTCCAGGACGGGGCTGGAGCCTTCTGATCAGCCACAAGAGCCACAGCGAACGCCAGAAACGTGAAAACCGCGACAAGCTCCTTCATACCTGAAGCTCCTCGCAAACGTTCAATGGACGAGATGCTCCATGATTTTCATGAAACCCATATTCGCGATTTGCTAATTCACGCGCCGCCGCTGCCTCTTCGATGGAATCGAAAACGCCTAAATGCACATGGTGGCCGCGAATAGTTACACTGCTTCTCCACTTTCCACTTCGCTTATCTTTCGAAACCCCGAGAATGCCCGATTTGTTGCTACTTCGTAGCCTTTGATTGCGATGATTTTCAACAGCATCAACAACGCGAAGATTTGCAATTGCGTTGTTTGTCCCATCGCCATCTACGTGGTCAATTTGGCCATCCGGATCGACACCGTAGTGCATTTTCCAGACGATTCGATGAACATAAAACGTTGAATCGCCAACTCGCACAGCACGATACGTTTTGCAGGATCCCCGGAAAAAGTGGCCAGCAGTATCACCGGCCTTTTTTGGCCCTGAAGATCTCCGGCGAGTGAGCACTCCTGTAACCGAGTCGTAAACAAACAAGTCCAGCAGCACACTAACTGTAGGCGTTTCGACGAACGTCATGGTCGGTCCCCTTTACTGTGAAACCACCAAGAGTTAAGCCGTACCGCAAGGTACATAAGCACTCGCCGCGTGCGAGAAACACCAGCTTTTTTCAGCAGGGCAAGAAAGACGGCATCGCCAATTACGCGAGCCTGATAGTCACCCGCCTCATGACTGTGTTCACAAATCCAATCATGAACGCAGGCTGCGAGGCAATAATCAGGCTCAAATGGTGCACCGATAATCGACCACGCGAATCGTGGGATTGAGGCACCGTCGAAGGTATAGCCAGCGTGCACATAGACGGTGTGCATGATTCCCGGTAGCGTCGTTATCTCCATTGAGATATCGCGCGTTACACGCATGTGTGATTTGCCGGATGGCTCGAACAAAGATCACCCCACGACAGAACGCGACCCGCGCACGCTGAGGCGGGTGGTCAGCTTCGTGAGGATTTTTGAACTGTCTGGGTGGCGTGAAGATACTCAGCGTTTCGCCGTTGTCAATGCCGCATTGTCGTTTCGTCGAACTGGCGGAAGAAAATCAGGCTCAATCTCATCGGCCCACGTTGGCAGCCCAGCGTTGAACGAGTACCACTCCGGCGCCGTGCAGTTCTGAGAGATCTCGTCGGCAGTGAAGGCCCCGTCCGTGATCCCGATGGCCGCGATCTGCTCCAGTCGTGATTCTGCATCCGCAAACTCTGCTGATAGATTCCCAGCTTCGACAGTGCGACAAACAGCAGCCCGGAGCCACAGGAACGCGTTGGCGTCCAAGCGGCGATGCCAGGATGACTGCGACGTGATGAAGTTGAGCGAAGTCCACTCGCCGCATACTCCAACAGGGATGCGAAGGAGTGTGAGACGTCCGGAAATGTAAAGTTGAGTGGAGCAGGCTGGCTGGTAAAGCGATTCGAATGGATCTGAGGTCATTTTGTGTCTCGGGGACAGGTTGTTACAGGTCTGGAACAGTAGATTTTCGGCTATTGTCTCGCCGTAAGATGTTACGGCTGTTCTTTTTAAGTGCTGTTGAGACAGTAAGACGGTAGTTTTCGACGAAAGATAGCCTTATGAGATCGAGATATTTTTTTTCTGTTTTTAGATGAATATCTCTGTATGTTGTTTTTTACTGTCTCACTGTCTCTCTCTCTCTATCTCTTTTACTAACTCATTATCTCTCTAGTACTTATATTGCGTTGATTCCGAGACAGTAGTGTTTTTTACTTCTGTCCCTGTTACACCTGTACTGTCACTTTAGTGTTGAAAATGGATCTTTGGCCTGTTCTTCAAAACTTGGACCGTCGTTCGATTCAATCTCAACGTCCGTCACAAGGCTCTTTGGAATTGCGATGAACCGCATCTGAGTTCCGCCGAAACGCTTCTTGACCCTTCGAGCCCCAGGAAGGCGGTTGAGCAATGTGTCAATTCGCTTTCCCTTCCAGTCGTTCGGAAGCAAGTAGCGAAGTATCAGGCTACGATTCAGGAACAACTCATCCTCATTGATGTAGATTCCAACATGCTCAAGTTCCTCAGTGTGATCGCTGATGATTCGATCTCTGAGCATGTGCAGAACAGATTTCTTCTCACCACCTCGCCTGTTGACCTGACTGAGCATGATTTCCTGAAGAAGCGCATCAGAATCGCTCTCAATGTCTTCGCTCGCTGAAATTGCACCCAGAGCTTTGTGGTACATCGCCAGCCCCTCGGCGTCACTCATGCCGATCGCAGAGCAGTACATTGAGATCGGGACTGCGTAGGATTCACAGATTCGACCGTGAACGCCTTTCGGCTTATTCTCCAAAAGGTGTTCCGCCATCTTGCGAGCTCGCCGGAAATTGCAGATTGCCACCGCCGCCAGCCGCTGGCCAATGGCTCCAAGCTCATCATGTGACGGGAGCTCCATTTTCGCGTCCACTTTTTTCAACTCGCAGACGATGAATCGCGACTGATCCGCCTCCGTTGTGAGCCCCGATTCGATGGATGCACACCAGAAAATGTGCTGGAGCTTGAACGCGATGTGCTGCTGATTGCCTGCAGTCCCCCGGAAAGAATCATCCCCGCGGCCAGACGCACGGACCATTTCAAGGATTTCGTTTCGGTATCGCGATTTCTCCAGCTCATCGCAAAGCACGATTCTGGAGCTCGCCCCAATGAACTGGCGGATCCCTGCGGCGGAACTGTTGGAGCTCATCTTGCACAGCGGACCAAACAATCGGGCCAACATCTTGAACATTGTGGACTTCCCAGCGTAGGCCTGACCGGTCAGGAAAACTTGCGGGCGCCATGTCCACAGCGTTTGAACGAACGTAGCGAGAACCAGACCGGTGAGCACTTCCGGGAAAACATTGTCCTTTGCCAAAAACTGCCACTTCGAAAACAGCTCCTGAACCTTGAAAATGTCGTCGATGTGGAGTTTCCCCGGCTCTGCGTTGACGCTCAGGATATCCGCCTGCAGGTTCTTCAGGTCAATCCACTCGCAACGGTCCCCGATGTTGTACGCGGTCCCGAAGTGAACAGGGTTGCTGGTGATCTGGAGCTCAGGTTTTCCGTTCAGGATCCCCAACCGCCGAGCATTCACGACAATCAGGCAATCATTGTTTTCCCAAACTCCCACCCCGTGCTTTTCCTCAAGTGCCGAAGTCTGAGCGGCCACCGAAGCAATCGCGACCCTGATTTCGTTCATGGAATAGTCGCCGGTGTCGTCGCTGCTGCGTTTAACTTTCTGCCGGATGCGATGCCCGCCTGCCAAAACGAGATCTTCGTATTTGATAGCCCCGAGACGATTTGCAGAGATCATTGAGAATTTCTGTGTGACGTCGCTGAAGATCTCAATTCCGCCGCCAGCATCGTGTTGGGCCACGTAGGTGATTCCGCACTCACTCAGGATTCGCCGATCGTTCGCCAGCGGATCCGCCATTTCTTCTTCGGTGTCGCCGACTGGGACTGCAACGATGATCTGAGACTCAGGCCCCCATTCTGGAGTTGCTCGCCCGATCTCTGCCAGCTCCTGCAGAGTGTGGCCACCTTTCTGGATCCAATCGTCAAGCCCCCACTTCGGCTCGCAGCCTGGTAACTGGAGAACATGAATCGACTTCGCCACTCCGATCAGGCTGTCTGCGACTTCTTTTGCATGGGCGGCGCCGACAATCTTTCCGGTCTTCTCGTTTGGAAGATCCGCATCAGGAACCACAATCACGTCGCGGCCGTCAAAGAATTTCGCGTAAGACTTCAGCCACTTCCCAGCCCCGCCCGGGTTGCATGTTGCTGTAAGCCCGAGTGATCTCAGGTAATCAACCTGCTTTTCTCCTTCGACGATCCAGACCGGTTTTCCTTTCTCGGCGGCGATCTCCATCAATCGGTAAGGGAATTTGACCAGTCCCTTTGTCTTCCATGTGAATCCGCCTTCCCCGTCCGGCTGTCGCTGGCGGAAGTCCTTCGCCCGGCCATCCTTGCCCGGCTCGATTCTGCAGACCTGAAAACGCAGAATGCCGTCCTGATCCTTGTAATCATAGACGGCTGTAATTTTCGACCCGGCGGCGGTTGGCTCTTTCGGCGGGAAGCAATCCTTCCAAGTGAGCCCGAAAGCGTAAACGACTTCGCGGGCATCGCATCCGTTGTGACAGTTCACGAGAATGCGGCCATCGTCGGAAGCGGCCACGGATAGAGAGTTGTTGTGGACGCCCGGCCCCGATTCATGGACTGGGCAGTAACAGGTCCAAGATGAGTCGTCGATCTGCTTCAGTGATTGAGCGGAGGCCAGAAGACGGTGGATATTTGGGTTTTGCACGAAAGAATCCTTTTGGTCGAAAAGAAAAGCCCGCATTCCGGCGGGCTTTGTTGTTGGTTGAAATATTTTTTTTTCGTTTTGAGATGAATGTTTTTTATACCTGTTATTACTGTCTCTACTGTCCCCTCTCTTCTCTCTCTATCTCTATCTCCTTATCTCTCTAGTACTTATCTCTCATTAAAAAGGGGACAGTAGCGTTTTTTCTTACTGTCCCCGAGACAGTGTTTACTGTCACCTGAGTGTTGAGAATGGATCTTTCGCCTGTTCTTCGAATGTTGGGCTGTCATTCGCTTCAATCTCCACGTCAGTGACCGAGGTCTTTGGGATTGCGATGAACCTCATTGAGGTCCCGCCGAACTTCTTTTTCGTTCTGCGGGCTCCTGGAAGTCGATTCAGGAGCGTATCAATTCGCTTTCCCTTCCAGTCATTCGGGAGCAGGTAGCGAAGGATCAGACCGCGATTTAGAAGCAGCTCATCGTCAGTGACATAGATTCCGACGTGCTCGAGTTCTTCCGTGTGATCGTTCGATATCCGATCCCTGAGCATGTGCAGGACAGACTTCTTTTCTCCGCCTCTGCGGTTTACCTGACTGAGCATGATCTCCTGCAGCAGAGCGTCTGAGTCGCTTTCGATCTCTTCACTGGCTGAAATCGCGTTAAGAGCCTTTTGGTACATCGCCAGCCCTTCGGCGTCACTCATTCCGATCGCAGAGCAGTACATGGAGATCGGGACTGCGTACGATTCGCAAATTCTGCCGTGAACTCCCTTTGGCTTGTTTTCCAGCAGGTGTTCAGCCATTTTTCGAGCTCGTCGGAAGTTGCAAATTGCCGCCGCCGCAAGTCGCTGACCCATTGCGCCGAGTTCATCGTGCGACGGGAGCTCCATTTTCGCGTCTACTTTTTTCAGCTCGCACACAATGAATCTCGACTGATCAGCTTCCGTTGTCAGTCCGGATTCGATCGATGCACACCAGAAAATGTGCTGGAGCTTGAACGCGATGTGCTGTTGATTGCCAGCAGTACCTCGGAAAGAATCGTCACCGCGTCCAGAGGCCCTGACCATTTCGAGGATTTCGTTGCGGTACCTGGATTTCTCCAACTCATCGCAGAGCACGATTCGAGAACTGGCTCCAATGTATTGCCGAATGCCGGCCGCAGAACTATTGGAGCTCATCTTGCACAGCGGCCCGAACAACCGAGCCAGCATCTTGAACATCGTCGATTTTCCGGCGTAGGCCTGACCAGTCAGGAACACTTGCGGGCGCCACGTCCAGAGTGTTTGAACGAATGTGGCCAGTACAAGCCCCGTCAAAACTTCCGGAAACACGTTGTCACGTGCAAGGAATTGCCATTTCGAGAACAGTTCCTGGACTGCGAAGATGTCCGAAATGTGCAGCCGGCCCGGTTCCGCGTTCACGCTGACGATATCAGACTGCAGTGATTGCAGGTTGACCCATTCGCACCGGTCCCCAATGTTGTATGCGGTCCCGAAATGCACTGGGTTTGATGTGATCTGAAGTTCAGGCTTTCCATTAAGGATTCCCAACCTCCGGGCGTTCACGACGATCAGGCAGTTGTTGTTCTCCCAAACTCCGACTCCGTGTTTTTCTTCGAGAGCAGAAGTCTGGGAAGCAATCGAAGCAATCGCGATTCTGATTTCGCTCATCGAGTAATCGCCGGGATCGTCGGCACTGCGCTTAACCTTCTGTCTGATTCGATGCCCTCCCATCAATACGAGATCCTCGTATTTCAGAGCCCCGAGGCGATTCGCAGAGATCATCGAGAACTTCTGTGTGACGTCGCTGAAGATCTCGATTCCGCCTCCTGAATCATGCTGTGCGACGTAGGTAATTCCGCATTCAGTAAGGATTCTCCGATCGTTGGCCAATGGATCGGCCATCTCTTCTTCTGTGTCGCCGGTGGGGACTGCAGTGATGATTTTTGATTCAGGCCCCCACTCTGGAGTAGATCGCCCGATTTCTGCCAACTCCTGCAAAGTATGACCGCCCTTTTGGATCCAGTCATCGAGTCCCCATTTCGGCTCGCACCCCGGAAGCTCAATCACGTGAATGGTCTTCGCGATTCCAATCAGGGAATCAGCCACTTCTTTAGCGTGTTCCGCACCGACGATTTTTCCGGTCTTAGCGTTCGGCGGATCACAGTCAGGCACCACAACGCAGTCCCGGCCGTCGAAGTATTTCGCGTAAGACTTGAGCCACTTCCCAGCCCCGCCAGGATTGCATGTTGCTGTCAGCCCGATCGATCGCAGATAATCAACCTGCTTTTCTCCTTCGACGATCCAGACAGGTTTATCGCGTTCGGCGGCAACCTCCATGAGTCGATAGGGAAATTTAACAAGCCCCTTTGTCTTCCAGGTGAAACCGCCTGCGCCGTCCGGTTGTCGCTGGCGGAAGTCCTTCGCGCGGCCATCCTTGCCCGGCTCGATTCTGCATACCTGAAAACGCAGAATGCCGTCCTGATCTTTGTAATCATAGACGGCTGTGATTTTCGACCCTGCGGCGGTTGGCTCTTTCGGCGGAAAGCAATCCTTCCAAGTGAGCCCGAAAGCGTAAACAACTTCGCGGGCGTCACACCCGTTGTGACAGTTTACGAGAATGCGGCCATCGTCGGAAGCGGCCACGGATAGAGAGTTGTTGTGGACACCCGGCCCTGATTCATGGACAGGGCAATAACAGGTCCATGATGCGTCGTCGATCTGTTTCAGAGATTGAGCGGAGGCGAGAAGACGGTGGATATTTGGGTTTTGCACGATGGGATTCCGTTCGATAGATAAAAAAAGCCCGCAGTGAGCGGGCGTAGTTAGTTTACGACGTGGACTAATAGTTGAACTGATATCGCTTCGCTCTGTTGACTGAAGAGTCAAACCACTTGTGAGGACTAATATGGCCGCTCCCAGAGAAGTCACCGTCGTCAATGCAGTCATCGCTAACTTCTAGTGAACTGCAAGTAGAAAAATCGGCATTGCAATAGCGTCTATTTTTTTTGGAATCACTAACAACAATGACTGTCTTCCCGTACCACATCCATCCACACGTCTCGAACTCACTTGTTCCGGCACTTCCATCGCTGTCGTCATGGCAATAAAGAACCATTGGATTATCTGGAAGCCCGCTTGTAACCAAAACTGGAAATCCAATTTGATCACGTAGTGATTTTGCGTGCTCGCAAACTCCACCTTCTGGCTTTACTTCGATCCAGAGTTGCATTTCTGGTAGCCAGAAGTCAGGCAGATACCACCCACTCCTGAGTTGGTAGCCTTCTTTTTCATACTCCCATCTAATTCCCGTTGAATCTGAATCTCCCATTGAATCAAAAAAGACTGCCCATCGTGCCTCCAGTCGCGATCGGAAGTTGATCCCTCTGTATTTCGTTGGTATCGCTTTAATTTCAGCCATCTCACACCTCTCCCCAAACATCACTGACCAATTCCGCAATCACACCGTGTGACCGCTGCCTCTGCCGTCTCCACCACCACCCGGACAACAGCCGCCAGCATTCCTGCTCAGCATCCCAGCGGCCATCGGCGAAAATGAAATGAACGCCCGGGAATCTCACCCGCCAACTGCTGACGGTGTTGATGATTGATTTTGCCCGGGCTCCGTGCCGGTTGTTGTCGAGGATCACTGTGGACCGCGGTATCTCGCAGATCACCGCCGCGAAGTCGCACATGTCGTTCAGTCGCTCAATCTCGCCTTCGAAGATTTCGCGCCGCTCGCTCATACTGCTGTAAAGGTCATCCGCTTTCCGCTCGATCTGGATTTCCGTTTCGAACCCGTCAATCGTGTAATCGGCGAGTC